TTTTTCTTGAAAAATCAGTATCACTAGAACTTTGATACTTGATGTATAAAGTGAACGCTCCTTTTACAGAAGTTCTGTTATCAATATAAGTTTCTACCTTGGCAGTAACACCACTAGTTTCTCCTCTAATCTTCTTACCTTTTAAATTCTCTAGGTACAAAGATACTGGAATACCTAAGTGTGCATCGTCTATCTGAACACAAGTATATTCTGAATCATAAGCAATCTGGCCTGGAATTACAACAGAACCTTCTTTAAAGAAATGCTTACCAAATTTCTCAACCTGACTCTGTAGAATAGATTGAAGTGTTGTAAGTTCTCTAGACTGTACAGGTAAACCTGGCTTGAATAGTACCCTCTGATAATTTTTTAACTCATTAAAATCATCAAAGTATGGAGATGAATTTAAGTTGGTATTTTGTGGCATTTGCTTTTAGAACTCCAGCACTATTTTAATGTCTTCCTTTTGACTTGCGGATCTAGGAATCGCAGTCCTGTTATCGATGTAAATTATTTCACCAGATTTAGTATTGAACTCAGCAGATGAAATACCAGCACTAAAACTCATACCAAGTTGGTATGTCTTATTATTTATTGAGGTACTGACACCGTTATAATTGGTATCAACAGACAATAAAGAACCAGTTACAGATGAACCTTGGATAGTAACTCCGTATCCAGTATCAGGGTTTGAAGTAAATGGAATTATCTTATATCCAGTTTCACTTGAAGCAAGACCCATTGGTTGATAATACTTTAATACTCCAGTAACTTTGTCCCATGACGCTACATAACCTATCGCAGTTGATCCTACACCAACTGTTTGAGTGATCTCAGAGTCAACAGCATAAGTTGTTGCTGTGGTAACTCCACTTAATTTCAATGCTTTTAAACCACTGACCATAGCAGTGTCTAGTAATTCTGTGTTACTACCAAATACAGTGGGATTTTTTATAAGTCCAACCCTAGCAAAATCATTACCTTCAATGATGTCAGGGTTAGTTTCTAATGTTTCAAATCTGGAATATAATAATGCTCTGTATGCACCTAACTCTCTGTAGATGTCATATCCATGTCCTCCTTTAGGTGGAATGATAACACTAAAACTAGAAATAGATGTAGTTCCTATTCCAGTATTGGTAAGGTTAGCAAGAACACCGCCAGACTCACTGCCAGGAGCGCCTGGGAAGAACTGTATGGATCCGTGGGTATATCCTTCTCCTCCGTCAGTAACAAATACTTCAGAAACCTTTCCGAAAGAATCAATCGTAATTGTAGCCTTTCCTCCTGATCCATCTCCGAGAATTGGAACATTGGCAAAAGATGTAGAGATCGGTTGATAGTTAGAGCCTCTATCATTAACAACAACAACTTCGATTTTTCCATCTATAGCATTAGCCTTTGTTGCAACAGTCTCGCCTTGTTTGCCCCAGTCTTCGGGCACTGGTATGTATTCAATAGAGTCAAATTTAATGATTTCGGATGGTTTAATCGTATAAAGATATTTCCAAACGTAACCATCGCCACTAGTGCCAGCTGCTCTTGGCTCAAGGTCAACAAATGTGGGTTGGTCATATGAAGGCCTACCCTTGGGGTTCTCAGGGTCTGATCCATTTTGGAGACAAATGTAAACTTTCAAGTCTTCATTTACTATGTAGTAATTTGAATCGTACAAACTACCTTGTGAAGTAATTGGTGTTAAATTGTAAATATTATAGTCATGTCTGTACATCTCATAGGTAGTACCAGCAACCCATGACACCTTTCTAACAAGTCTGCGAACATCCTTGTCAGTAACTTTCTTCATAGCAATGATAGACTCTTTGATAGAATACTCTTCCTCAAATCCGTCTAGGGGTGATGGGGTATCGGTTGGCCATGTGGCAGTACCGCCTGCCTTTGATTCTATGGAATTAGGTAATCCCATAAAAGCGTAGTATTTGTTAACAGTTGATCCGACTCCGACAAAACTTTTAACAAAGGTTTCGGCATTTAAAATTCTAAACTGTTCGGATATTATAGCAGGCATTTTAAAAAAACTAGTCTTTTTGTTTTATTTAGGGGTTAAGTCATTGGTTTATTTCTGGACACCACAGCAGCTGTGGATAATCCTACATTACCGTTCATAGTATTGACGAGGAAACTTGTTGGATTGCCAGCACCACGATTTTGATAACCGAAGATTTGTCCCCAACTATATTTACCCCAGAATGTGTCAGTGGTTGCTGTTGTAGCAACACCAACTTGAATTGTGTTATTACCGTAAGGAGTAGGTCCTGGCTGGAAAGCACATGTGACTGTAACTAATCCAGAAACGGCATCACCTGTTGTGATTTGTTCAACTCTGAATACACCACCAAGATAATCACCAGAAGTTACCATACCGACAGGTTGATTTGAACCACTTGAGGTTGTTATACCTGTAAGTGCATGCCCTACAACCAAAGAACTATCATAGATTGTGAAATAATCACCCTGTGATAATCCACTAAAGTTAACTCCAAGATCATTTAGTGAAGAATAACCATAACCTAAGTTAGTGTTATCGTTGTACTGAGACTTGAGTGTAAATGCCAGTCTAGGTAATACGTTAGCAGAGCCTGGTAGCCATGTATTTATTCCTACAATATCGCCAAAGTCGCCTTTTGCATCGATTGAGAATATTTCTTCACTCTTAGTTTTATCTGATTCTACAATAACTGGAGGACTACTACCAACTCTATATCCAAATCCACCATTAGTAATGGTGACTGATGTGATAACTCCAGCAGTTGCAGATGCAGTTGCAGTTGCCCTGTTAACTACTGGGTCTGCATAGAAAGTAGTTGTTCCTGATCCAACTGTAATAACTCTATTACTTGCAAAATTACCATAAGGTGTTTGAACAAGATCACGAATTTCTTCAGAATGACTTACAGTTCTTAAATTCCAGTTCGCAAGATCGAATGAATAGTATAGTTGACCCACTGTACTAATTCCAACGTAGATATTATCAAAGAACTTGATCTTAGCAAAGTCAAATGTAGCAGGGTGTTGTGTTCCAGCTGGTAACTGTTGACTCCAAGGTTGCCAGAAGTTCTTATTGGTTGAAATACCAATCGTACCACTATCACCAACAACAATGAATCTGTTACCATCATATATGATATCATTTAAGTCGTTAGCAGTATTACTTACTTTATCACCCCATGCTGTTCCATCGTTAGATGCAAGAATAACACCACCGTTACCTACAGCGATGTATTCTGACTGTCCATAGCATACTGCATTTAGAGTCTGTAGTGTTCCTGAGAACTGACTGTATGCAGAATCAGTTGTCATACCCACAGCGGTGAATATAGATCCAGCAGCACCAACTGCAACCCAAGTATCTCTAGTTCCCTCCCAAACAACACTCTTGAAATTACCAGTGTATGTACTTGGGAATGTACTTATCTGAGCAATAGCAGGGATTTGTCTTTGTTCTAGTAGTGCTAGAGGAGTAAATGCACTGATACTATTACCAATCGCAACTGCTCTTGCTATAGATCCATAATCACCAACCGCCATGACGTATACATCAGGACTGAAGACAGTATTACCTACGCCAACACCATTGAATGTGACAGTTCCACCAAATCCAATTCTACCTCTCTCCCAGAATGTACCACTCTTAGTATTCATGTAGAAACTACTTGTACCAACAGCAACATATGGAGCTTCTTTGGATATTGCTTTGAATTCTACAGCTGAAGTAATACCAGTAATCGCATCAAACTTCCACGCAGAGATTGGATCTTCACGTTCTATTAGAGATGATGAGATAGCAACAGTTGGATTAGAAAGATTAGCATATCCAGTTCCACCAAATCCAATTGTAAGTGATGATATACTTGATGATGTAGAAACAAGAGAAGTAACAATTCCAGGCTCTACATTTACATCTTCAAATATTGTGACATTTCTTTCAGACTGTATTAACTTGTCTATAGCGTTGAATACTGGGAACGCATTGTTTACATAGAAACTATCATCCAAATCACCAACATTCTTAATAAGTCTTGTGGTTGGTAGAACTCTACTCTTCAAAGCTGGTCTAGATTTAGATATTAGAATACCAGAAAGAATTTGGTCTTGCCTCTGTTTCTCCCATGATAAAGGTCTCTCTGCATCAGCAGCAGTATCAATACCAATACTATTGTAAGTGAATGTTTCTAAAACATCAGAAGCAATAATTCTCTTAGTTGTTCTTTCAAATTGATCTCTGTCTAGAGGATCATTTCTATTTTCTTTGATTCTAACAATGTCACCCTGTTTAACTGATGCTACTGGTTCTACAGTTTCAACATCTCTCTTAGATCCTCTAAAGTAGAATACAGAACACTTAGAGTTTGCCTTTGGTGCCTCACTAAAGATAACTCTACTACCCTTAAATGTATAAGAGGATTGTGGAGTCTGTAAAATATCATTGACGTAGATAAAGATATTATTAGTAATATCCATATCACTACCAGGCAAAGTCTTAAGACTTAAGATTTCGGTAACACCAGCAGTTGTAACTGATAGAGTAAATTTCTTACGTTTGTCATTGAAGAACTGTGATATATCATCAAACAGAATGAACTGGCCTGGATAGAATCCAGAGAAAGTATCATTCTCTAATTCTTGAACTGTTAATTGGAATTCTGTAAGAACACCTACTCTTGGGTCGGTGGCAATACCAGAAACAGTTAGGACTTCTTCGTTCTTATAAGCAGTTCCTTCTTCTGTGAGGTTATATTCAGCAATATTACCATCAACATTGATACGGAAATCTACCACTGCATCTGTTCCAATACCAGTAGAACCAGAAATGTATTCTAGCTTTCTATTGAAGTATGGATCTGGAG